CACCGTCTACAGTATAAGTGATAATATGACTACCTATACTTGTTGCGGATAAATCTATTTGTCCAGTTGAACTGTTAAAACTTCCAGTATCTACAAACACTACTCCAGCATCTGCATTAAAAGAACCTCCAGCTGTTCCTGTTATTGTAGGTGTTGGGTCGGCTTCACCTTGATTAAAACTACTTTTAGAATATAAAAAAGCTGCTGAAGTACCAATTAAAGCAGTATCACCGCTATAACTATTTTCATATATAGAACCAGCACCAATGTTATTAGTAGCTAATTTACCAAAACCATTAGTGTTGTTCTTTGCTGCTTGTCCCCATCCGTTTGTTACTGCCATAATTCTAATTCATTACCCATCCACCAAAAGTATCTTCATAATCTGGTGAAATGTCATTATTACTATTTGTATAATATTCAGGAAACATGCTGCTTGCATTAAAATTCAAAAAATCAATCATTCTAGTTGAATAATACTGAGCTGCATCACGTTCCTTTTCTACCATTTTATCAATCTCTTCACTTGTTAAAGCTGTTGCATTTTCAGGATTGTTCCTGTACACACCACCGTTGCCAATTGTAACACTTAAATACGGTAAAGCGTACATTAAAGCGTAGTGTATTAAAGTTGGCTTTATATAATCATTTACTAAAGTCAAGTAATTACCTGTTAGCGTTTGAGGTGCAGCAGTTATATCAGCAGATATTTTGTCATATAGTTTACTCCCTATTAATCTCGTAATGTCTATTTCTTGGGACATCGAAATATATGGGAGTAGTTTATCAGTGTCAATTGATCCATTGGCTGCTGTAAACCTTGTAATGTCTTTTTTCTGTATGAATAACGCTTTTGCCATTTTATTTTTTCTTTTTAGGTTTATTTACAAAGCCTTCATTTGGCATATCTCTAGGGGCGACTGAAACCTTTTGTTCATTAACAGGTGCTTTAAAACCTTTGCTTCTTGCTTGTCCTGTTGTTATCTCTGTTTTTTTACCGTCTTTTACTTGGTATGTTTTCCTAAACCATTTGTGAGAACATCTAGCCCCGCCTTTATAGAGCCAAATAGAATAAGTATCTGAACCACCTTTGCCAAATCCAGCATTTACCACTTTTTTACTCATTCGTAGTATATCTTCTTTTCTGTAAACCTTGTCAGCTGCAACCATTTTCTTGCAAAATTCTCTAGAATTTAGACTTACTTTTTTAGGTGAATAAGTATATCTTACTAAAAATTCAACACCTTGCTGGCTTTGTTGTTTACTAGTACCATCTTGAGAGCTTTTAGCGTTTGGATAAGCTCTACCAGTAGAGGTAAGCTTTAGCATTTTATCTAATCTTTCTTCTTGATCGTAGTCAACTTCCATTTCATCGACTACATTATACTTTTTTAAAAGTTCATCTTCATTTTCACCTAAATTAATAAGCTCATCAGCTACTGAACTAAGCTCTTCATCTGAAATACTCGGAGTTTTTTTAGAAGCCATTATTTCAAGTTCTTGCTTCACTCCTGTTTCTTCTTCAATTACTTCTTCATTAGTAACTTCAATATCCATAAACTCTAATGGATCAAGTGTTTTAAAGTATAGATTTAAAGAGATGTTATTTACTGCTAGAATAGAATCTAAAGCATCACAAATTAAATCTTGATAAGGTCTTATAGTAGTGTTTGAAAACAATCTTTGAGCGTTCTCTATTTCTTCAGCATTAGACCCTAAACCAGAGTTACCATCTCTAAGTCCAATTAATAAAGGTGAAGTTATTCTGTGAGTTAACAGAATCATTCTTTTGCACTCTTCACTTAAATATTGATAAAGCTCTGGTGCTTGCTGTACTGGTAGACTGTCAATAGTTGTTTTCTGTTCTGCATTGTGATTAAATGCCACAATTACTTTTTCCCCGTTTGATCCAGTTAGTCGATTTAAAACTTGTGATTTAATTTCTCGCATTTTTTCTTCTGATGGAATACCTGAATTAAAATTTACGATAGTACGAGAATTAAAACTCGACATTGTTTCGTTTATCAAGTAATCTGAAATCTCGCTTTCTAACGTGGAATAAGTAGTAGTATAATCCGATGGTGAATAGTAAAAATAACCTGTGATATATCTTCTTATTATTTTAATCTCATTACCCTTATTAGAAGTGCCAAATACAGGTATTTTAGTAAGCTCTGTTGCGTTATTTACTTTTGCCCAGTCTGCACTATAATAATAGTTTTTTACATCGCCATTTTCATCGCATTTTTCAGCTCTTAATGTTTCTCTAGGAAAATGAGTAACCTTGTCAATTTTTCCCGCCTTGTAAGTAACTTGTAAAGCTGCTTCACCTAACATTTTTAAGTCTAAGCTGATTCTTCTTAGCATGTCAGATTTAAGCAGTTTTTTCATTTCTGCAAACTGTTCTGGCTTTTTTGAAGAATCTGTTGCTTCTAAACCTTTACCGTAAATCTGTTGACTAATTCCAGTTATAACACTTTGATTAGTTGTGCTGTTCATGTAAGAATCAATAAGGGTTTGATAGTAGTTATTATCTTCACCTATTCCGATCCAATCCCTGTTCTTTTCTTCTGTAACAACAGGCTTTTCATATTGGCTTAATTCTATTAAGTGTAAGTTGTTCATCCTTCGTAGTATATAAATTCATTTGCACCTGTGTTGTGCTGTGTATAAACACCGTCATTAATTACAAAAGCATTTGCAGCTTGATCAGTACAGAATATTTTATCTCTAAATATTAATTTGTTATCTGTTGCATTAGTAACTTCTAAATTATAAAAAGAACTTTCTTTTAAAGCTTGTGTTGTCGTATATGTAGAATAAAACTTGTCAGCTGTAATAGTTGCATCAGCATCATTAAAAATTACTTTGTTTTTGTTTTCAGATTTGATTGTTAGCGTATATGTTTTACCAGAAGATATGTTTTCTCTTGGTATAAAATTTAATGTTCCGCCTGTTGTACTTAGTATTTGCATTTTTAATTTATTTTAAAAAAAAAGGCGGTTAAAAATTAATCAAACCGCCCTTCTTCACACCCCATACCATGTACCCTTAAACATAGTATTTAACTAAACATATTAACTATTCGTTCCTACAACTATTGTAGCAGTAGCACTACTCATTCCTGCAAAAGGATTAGCAGCAGTTGCACCAGCTATAAAGTTTGCAGGTAATTTTTCTTGTCCACTTAATGTTAAAGTAGTTCCACTCATATCACCAAAAGCTGCACCAGTAGTGATTGAACCACCTGAAACAGTTAAACCATGCTCTTTTCCAGCTAAAAACGCATTGCCGTTATTATCAACGATTACACAATGCGGACGGCCGTAAGACATTAATTTAAACTGTACCATGTCTTCTTTACTAAGTTTAGGTAGGTTTAAAGAAAGTGTTTGTTCGAAAAAAGTAGTTCCAGCATCTTGTGAAGAATTCACCGCTTGCTCAAGACTGTTTGCTCCTTTAACTATATATTTGTAAGCTGAAAAAGTTCCAGCCATGTCAGTTACTTCATCTGCTGATTCTGTGATAGCTCCTAAACCGCCAAAGTCTACAAAATAGACAGCCGAAACCCCTCCTACTACATCTTTACATGGAACATTTCTTCCAGCACTTAAATCGCATGCCATAATTTTAAAGTTTAAAAAGAGGGCTATTTCAAGCCCTCGTTATTGTTAATTTCTTAAGCGTGGTAAAGAACGATTTCAGAACCTATTCCATACTGAACACCAGCTGTATATCTCATGATCACTCTAAAGTTCTGAGAACCATCAATATCACTCATATCGATAATTTTAGCTTCGTTATAATCAGATAATAAACCTGTTCCAAAATATAAATTAGATTTCTGTGCTGCCATTGCTGTATCATCATTCAATCCATTTGCTACAAATAATTTAACACCATCAAATAATAAGTTATCACCTAAAGACTGGTTTGTTCCTCTACCTTCATAACCATTAGAACCAACACTTGCAAAACCTCCTAAAGCTCTAACATAAGCTCTAGCAATGTTTTGAGAAATGTATAAGTGTAAATCTTCTTTTCCATAAAGTGCGCTTGGGATAGCATCTACAATAGAACCTAATTTGTCAATTACGTTTGAAGAAGTTACAGCAGCATGAGAAGCTACATCAATAACATCTGAATCCGCTAGAGCCAATGGAACTAAGCCATCAAACTGACCAGCAGAAGCATTTGCGCCTTCCCAAATGTTTGTTTCTGTGCTTTGTGCTACTAATCCTGCAACGTGTCCTAACATATAGCTAGAAAAGTCTTTTGGTGGATTGTTGTAAGCTGAATAACCCATTGAAATCGCTTCCCATGAAGCTACAAAGTCTTTAGTGCAAAACTGCATATTAACTTGAAATTCTTCTGGTTGTAGGATTCTTTCAGTCATTGTAACTGTTCCTGTTGCATCAAAATCACAGCTTGCGTTTTTGATTACGTTAGCATCAGTAGCTAACTTCTTGATTACTTCTTTATATTTTATGTTTTGCTTTACTTCGATTCCACCTTTTGCAATTGTGTTGCCCTCTAAAAGAGCACTAGCTATATAACCAGCGGCATCTTTACCAGCGTATGTACTTGTTAAATTTGTTGCAGTTGCCATTTTTTTTTGTTTTTAATTATTATTTAATCTGTTGTAAATCCTATCCATTGTTGTTTCTTCTTTATTGGATATTTTGAAATTGAATTTTTTATCTTCTTTTTCTGGATTATGTTTAATAGGTTCAGCGACTTCAGCAGATAATTCTACTTCTTCTTTTTCTTCGCTCATCTCTTCTTTATCTCCGAGTTTTTCAATCATTGATTTAATCTCTTCTACTGCTAAAGCAAATTCTTCTCTAGAAACATATTTATCTTCTTCTTCTAGTTCAGTTTCTTTTGTTGCTTCAACTTCTTCTTCTTCTTCAACAGCTTCAGCGATGCTATCAATTAAGCCTTCTTCTTTAACCATTAGTTTTCTGCCATCTTCTAAAGCGTATTCACCAACAGGAAGCGCAATTTCTTCTTCTTCTGATTTAATAAAAATTGATTGACCTTTTTCAAATGATTCAGCAACTAGAATAGTGCCGTTATCTAATTTCATTTCTTCAAGTTGTATAGTTTCTTTTACAACTTCTTCAGCTAGTTCAACACCAACTATTCCCTTAATTTTACTTAGTATTTCTTGTGCTTTCATACTTATAAGTCGTATAAAAGCACAAAATGATATACTTTTTTTAAGCTTTTTTTTTAAACCTTACCTATTCCTTGCGCTTGGTGTGATCCATCACAACACTTTCTACTGTATGTTTTGCCGTTACTACACAAGCACCCTCTTTTACTTCCTTTTGGTGAAGTTCTGCTGGCTGTTTTATTTACTTTATTTTTCATATTATTTGACTTTTACACAGTTAGGAACTTTTCTACCATTTTTTATTTTAAAGCCAATCATTTCGTAACCATCATAACAAGGCTTTTTTAATTCGTGCTTTTCACAAGGCATATACCATTCTTTATTTTCAAACTCGTGTATATGAAAACCTTCGCATCCTATGTTTGCTGCCATTTCTTCTGCTTTTTCTTGCGTACTGTAAGCAAGCCTATCATCTATAATTGCAAAATCTTCATTAACAACCATTGAAGCTAAATTAATTTCTCCCAGTTCTTTAAGTTTGCTTTCACTCCATCTTAAGCCAGCTTTACCACCCCACAATAAATAAGAGATAGTTCCGCAAGCTTCATTGTCATTTTCATCATAGTATTCAGCAGCCCTGGATAAGTAGCTGTACATTCTTTTAATCGTTTCTAAGCTGATGTTTTTATTGTCTCTGAGCTGCGTGGCGCGAATTTTTCCGATGGCTGTCGAGCAGCGATTTTTTACTTTTTCGTTTAGTTCAATTCCGCGTTTAGCATTATTACTTACAGCATCAGGATAATCATTAAATGTTTCAAGTTCTAATCTTTTGCCTTCTTTAGTTCTGCCATCTTTTTTAATAAGTGCTTTGATATTACTAAGCATGTATTCAGCTTCTTCATCTTCTATTGCTTTAAGCTCTGATTTTAAATTTGGTTTTTTAATTTTTGCCTTATCTGCAAAATAGCCTTCAATACTAAATCCTTTTACTTTTCCGCTTTTCACATAATCATTCCAAACTTCTTCATTTTCAACCTTCATTGAAATCATCCACGTTCCAACGGGTACTTCTAGACCATATTTAACTGATTTATCAAGTTTAGCATCTTCCACAATCCAGCTCTCAAAAACTGTTAAGTCATCTATTCCAATGCCATGTTCTAAAGTGGTATTATTTTGATTACCGTTTTTAAAGAATAATTCTGCTGCCCTTCTAATGGTTTCTTTAGAAAAATATACATAATACATTTCTTCCCCCTGTTTTCTAAATATTGGCTTGTTAGGTATTAAGGCAGCACCCATTAAGATTCGCTTTTCTTCATCTACTTTTGCTAATTTTACTTCTTGTTCTGAAAGAGTTATAAAATCACTTTCTATTGCGCCCGCTGAAACTATTGAGACTGCATCGATTCCAGTGATCTCATTTTCTTCATCTAATATTAATTCTATTATATTCATTTTATTTTATTTTAAAAAGTTGCTGTACTTACAATTTGATTATCTAATTGTTGTTGTGTTGTTACTTCACTTGCTACTACAAATGCTTGAACTGGTTGCTGCTGTCCTAAAGCTCCAGCAATTTGGTTAAAGCCGCTTTGACCTACTACATTAAAACTTGGTGCTTGTGGTTGTGAAGGTGCGCTTGTTCCACCTACTCCACCTGTTGAAACACTTGTTGGAATAGTTGCTGACGGCCCTTTAACTTTGCTCAATACTGCTTTAGCTGAAACTATACCAGCCAAAACTTGTCCAGTCATTTGCGCTATTAATAAAGGTGTAACTACTGGAGCTGCTGGTCCTGAAGCTGCACCAGCTGCTGAAGCTCCTGCAATTGCGCTTGAAATACCACTTGCTGTATCAATTAATATTTGTGCTAATGCTGCTGCTTTTCCAAGCTTTGTTCCTTCACCAGCTAAAGAAATTAAACTTCCTAAAGAAGTTGAAGTTGCTGAAACTAATTCTTGTTGACTTTTAATTTTAGCATCTGTTATAGATTTTTCATTGTCGATTTCAGTTTTAGCTAAATCATTACTTAAAGATTCTCTTTGTATGTTACTTTCAGAAATATAATTTAAAAGTTCTTGGTTTGCATCTTCAAAGGCTTGTGTTCCTTCTTTATATAAGGCCCTTTTCCTTTCGAGCCTATCAGTTTCTATTGTTATTTCGGCTTCAAGCGTTGCTTGTTGTGCTTGTATTCTTTTAGCGTCATCTTGTATAAGTTCATCAGTTGCTTTTCTTTCTGCAATAGTTCTTTCATTAGTTCCATCAATAGAAGTTTGTTGGAGTTCAATTTTTTCTTTTAGTAAAGCATTTGAGTTTGCATCTTGTTCACTTCTAAACCCTTCTATTTGTGCTAATACTGCTTGCTTTTCATTTCTTGCTTCTAATAGTGCAATATAATTTTCTTGATTATTATTTAAGTCAAAAGCTACTTGTGCTTGTCTAATTTGTAAATCGACTTGCTCAAGCATTGCTGCTTCTTGTTCATCTAATACTGCTTTTAAATCATTGTTAGCCTGTATTCTTTCTTCAATAGTTTTGAATTCATTATCTCTAATTTGTCTTAATTGTTCTGCTTGAATATCGTATTGTTCAATTAAACCTTGATTTTTAACTGCTGCTAATTCTGCTGCTTTTGCGAGTTCTACATTTGCTTTTGCTGATTCGTAAGTGCTTTGAGTGTAGTTTGTAATTGCTGGGATTGCTTCTTCTACAACCTCAGATATTTTATCTACTGAATTATCTACACCTGTCAAAACATCAATGTATTCTTTTCCAGCTTCTTTAGCTGTGTTAATAGCACCTTGAAAATCTCCTTCAAATACTTGTTTAATTGCTTTACCTAATAAACCTAAAACCTCAATCCCAGACTTAACTCTTTCTACAATATTGTTTTTAATTGCAATGCCAAGATTTTTAACTGATTCTAAAGGATCATCAAATATGCTTTTAAAGAATTTTGTTACACTTCCAACATTACTTGAAACAAACTGAAACAAGTCATTAAAGGCAATAGTGACCATATTAATAGCAGTATTAAATCCATCTACGACTTTTTGATTACTCATAAATAATTCTGAAACAACCGCCAAGCCTTTTATAAGTAAACCAATACCAACAGCTTTAAGTGCAACACCCATAGCTTTAAAACCGTTCTTCGCTGATTTACTTGCATTTGCTGTTTTGTCTACTGTTGTGTTTAATTGTTCTGCATCTTTATTAGCACTTACAAAACTTTTTTCTGTTGTTTCTAAGCCTTTGTTAATGTTTTCAATTTCACTATCAACTTTATTTAAGCCTTTAACAGCTCCATCTACATTTGCTTGTAATTCTAAAACTTTTACTGTTGCCATTTTTTAAATCTTAATTGTTCTAATCCTTCTTTAATTGTCATAGGCACTTTGTTTTCACCTAATGCTATATTAATGTTTTGATCATATAACTTGTGTTCTTTACAAAACGCTAATGCTTCTAATATTGTTTTCACGTTGGTTCATTTAAAAGTTCTAATTCAGTTTCACCGCTTTGGAGTTTAGTAGTCATTTTATTAATTGTAAACTCTCTTGTTCCTACAACTATTTTGTCATCTAATGACAGCTTTATTAATATGCTTAAAGGAAGTATTGCTTTGTATTTAAATAATCTTGTTTTCTTATTAAATACTCTTGTTATGTAGTTTTGATAGTACAATTGAAACAAGCTATTATTAGCACCTCCATAATCAGTAAGGTTGTATTCGTTTATTTCACTTCCAAAATTTGTATTATATGTGGTAGCTGTTGAAGTTGTTCCTACTTCATTATAATTACTTGGCATCCAATAATTAGAAATTCCATATCTTGTGCCTGCAGCTGGTGTTCCACTTGCTGGTCTTGTTGTTTCTACGTAATTAATAAATTGACCAGAACCTGTATATTTTGAAATTCCGTAAAATAAAAGAGGCGCTCCAATAGCTGGATTTAAATCATCGTCAATAAATAAACCATATTGCGCACCTGTTTGAGAACCATCGCTTAAATCATTTAATCTTTCAAACATCATTTTTTCAAATGGTGCTTCAACTATATATTTACTTCCTTTACTTGCATTAGATATAAATTCAAGCTCACCAAATCTTTGATTGTTTTGTTGTAGGAACTGTTGTGCTAAAATTGTTTTTGGTTCTGGATATTGTAAATCTATTTCTGTGAATGGTAGCGTAGCTCCAATTGTATTTTTATCAGTTACTACATATTTAGTAATATCTATTGTATCACCACCAGAATAAAAAGAATCTAATGTTTTTACAACTATCTCATTATTATCATTAACAAACGCTGTTAGATTGTGCATTTTAAACAATCCTTTTAAGAAGTTTAAAACACTCATTTTAGGTATGTTACTTATAATAGATAATGTATCATTAATAGTTGTTATTTGTGTAGTATGTGTATATATAGAAAAATAATTTTTTCGTATTGATGTTAGAGCAAATTCAGCTGCGAAAATTTTTATTTCTGTTGTAAATGTTAATTGATAATCTGAAACTATTTGAGCAACAATATTTTTTTTATCTCCTATTGACATTTGACTCCCTACAGGAACATCATGTTTTATAAAAATTGATTGAACTCCAACCCCAGTTGTTTCACCTAAAACTTGCCCGTTTAATTCGTCAATAATTTTAATAGTATATTGTTGAGTGCTACTGCTTGGTGTGACAGTATGTGTAGTTTGAAAATTATCTAAATCACTTGTTTTCTCAATCTCCCATTTTCCATTATCAAATTTAGCTTGTGTTGTAGTAGCAAAAAAGTTGCACGAATCACTTTCAACTACTGCACCGCTAATTGTTCCAACAGCACACGAAAAAGTAGTATCAACTATTACTTGAGAATTTAAGTCTTGATTAACAGAGCCTTTCTCTCTGTGAAGCCACATATACATATTAGAGATTGCAGCACTATCAAAAAATTCACCTGTTTTAAATTTTACATTGTATTGCTCCTCAATTGCTTTAATAATTAAAGTGGCTTTTATTGCTGGTTTTAAATCTTCTGGAAAGACTCCTCTTTTGTTGTAATATTCAGTATCTGTGTATCCTGAAACGTAAGCTATATTTCCAAAATTATTATAATCACTTACAGTATTAAATATGTATTGTTGTGTATGAGTTAATAAAGGATATATAATTGCATCTGTATAAGTAACAGAATTAACTGTAATGTCAATTCCGTTCTCAAAACCATCTTTAATATTTGCAAAAGATGAAAGATAATTAATGTTACTTAACCAATTTAAATTTTCTAACTGGTCCTCACCTATTAAATTGCTTAATGATACAGTATTACCAAAGAATGTTAATTTATACATACTTGGTTTATTGTCTTTCATTACAACTTCTTCAAGTTTAATTTTACCTTCTTTAAATGGTAGGTGATTAAGTTCTATAATAGCAGAAGCCATTACTTGATTGTCAAAACCTATAACATCTGGATTATACCAATACTTAAAAATTTTATTATTTGTTTTTGAAGCTGGTAAATTGAACGTTCTTGAATAGTCAGTAAATAATTTGTCAATCTCTTTTACATCTTGAATAACTTGAGTTAGTGTTATTAGTTCAGCCTCCATTAAATCAACTCTAACAAAGTCTTGAGCTGCTTCATTAACTAATTGAGGTTGTATATATAAAATTAGCTCTTGCATTATCTTACATTATTTATGTAACTAAATGACTTTTCAAAGCTCATTGTGTAGTTAATCATTTTATCATTAAGACCTGTTTTGTAAGTCATCGAACTATCTTTCAAAACAACAGGCATTACATTATTGTCGCTATCTGTTAACCATACATATTCACTTGTCATAAGCTCCTGAAATGTTAGATTCATAGCTTCATTTACAAAACCTGTGTTTAGCTGCAATGATTCAACTCCATTTGTGTTAAATGTTTTTTTTGAATGTGTTGTAGGTTCATAGGTGTTATACAAAAACTCTTCATCACAGCTTCCGCCTCTTGATTCAAAATAACTAAATGCAGCATAAAAATTACTCCTATTATAATTTTCTCTTTTTGTTTCTAATGTTTTAACTGATTTTTTGAAAAAGAATACTTCTTGAAAAGCACCCCATTTATTTAAAAATGTACATTTAAAAACTGGATACTTACATTGTGAAACACCTTGAACTTTAATTGTTCTTGTTGTGCTTGTGTTATAGGTTACTATTAATGAAACCACATCTGCAAATGCAACACTAACATAATCTATTTTATTATTTGCATTAGTTGTGGTTGATATTGCTTCCGTTCCTATTCCGCCAGCAGAATTTACAAACTCTAATTGATTTACTAATTCTGTATTAACAGGGATTACAATATTTTGACCTATATAATATTGTATGTAATCAGCCGTTATCATAGCATTAGGCTCTGTTGTGTAGTTAGCGCCTTGTAAATAAGTGTTAAAACCTTCTTGCGCTAAATAGTTTGTTACTGTTGAACTGCCTATTTGAGTGCCGTCCGATTCTCTTGCGGTTGTTGTTACCTTAACCCAAAGTGACTGGTAATTTGGTTTTACAGTAGATGAAACAATACTTTGACTAAGATAATTATTTACAATTTCGCTGATTTCTAAACTAACTGAATTTTGATTATTAATAGGCTTTTTTGTTAGTGACGTTGTTTCTGATAGTTTCCCACATAATGCAACACCTTGTTCATTTGATTCAATAAAAATATCAATACTAAAATAACTTAAACTGCTACTTGTTTCTTCAGGTGTTCTTATATAAAATGGGCTTCTTGTTCTTATTATTGTACTCATAATTCTAAATTATCTTGTAATATTCCTTGTATCATTTCATCACTATATTTGTCAACTCCTGCTTCAAAAGGTTTAGTGAAAAACATTGTTGCTCTAATTCCTTTATTCTTAATGCTTCGAGCTATTAAAAAGCTTAATGTTTTATTCTTAATAAATCTCCCTGTTTTTTTATCCCTTCCTTTTATACCTCTTGTTTTAATCCATTTATCAAATACACTTGACGGTGGTTGTTTAGTAGTAAACTTGAAAGGGCTTGATTGACTTTCTGCGTAATCGTGCTTTGAACCTCTAACTCCTTTGTCTAAGAATTCACCATACTTTTCACTTTCAAACGTTACTTTGTTTTTATTAATCTTATAGCTTAAACTATTATATAGCTTCTTAGAAGCATTTATCTTTCCTTTAGTCAGATTGCTTCTTGACTGCTGAATAACATACTTAGCGTATCTCTCTAATGCTTTTTTAAATTCACTCATTAGCAGTAAGTCATTTCTGTTTTAGCGTTAATATCAAATGTTACAGCCCAACCAGCTAAAGCATTATCAAATCTTTCTTCAAATGGTTCACAATTACTAGGATTAATTAATTCAAATTCATCTCTATATAAATCAGATTTTTGCAACACTCTCATAACTCTAGTAGCTAAAGCTAACTGAGTGTTTAAAATATCTTGACTGTTGTTATTCCCAAGAAATAAACTACTATCAGACTGTTTGCTGTCATCTACTAAGTCCATTAAAAAAAGCGTAACATTAAATGAAATGTAAGTATCATTAATTGTGGCATTATTAACCATGATATGAGCCAATGGAAAAATAGTCTGCTTCTTTAGGTCAATATCTGCTATATCTCCAAAACTTACATTGCTATTAAATGGTTCTGCATTAACAGCATCTTTTATTTTGTCAATTATGTTATAAAAACTTTTCATATTTGTTTAATGTATATCGGAGAATGTTCTCCTAGTTCTTCTTCAATAAATTCATCTAACCAGTCAATAGCTTCGTCAAATTCTGCATCATCTTTTTGTATAATAGAATCTAAACACTTCCAGTAATCATAAATAACCCTTGAAGGCTTGTTGACACTTACTCCCAAAAAAGCTTCTTCAAAACCATCTGCTAGGATTACATACTCATCTTTTTCGAATAAGTCTCTTTCCATGATCTCTTTTATAATATCCTCTCTGGTCATCTTTTAGCGTTTAATATGTGCTGCTCTAATTCGTACTTATCTTTTTCAAATGCTAAATGTTGTAAACACTTGTGAAGCTTTAATTTTGTTATTTCATCTAGTCTACTCACATCGCCGTTTGTAAGTCCATATATGGATTGATACCAGCCCCATTTTTGAGAGAATCCAGCACCTCTTGTGAGATTTGAACCTCCTTCTGATTCGCCAAATAATTCAGGATATGTTTCTGCAATTCGCTCCTTAAATTCCAAAAAAAAACAAGTGAACCAAAGACAATATCTAAAGACATATTTTTCAAATCATATTTACCAGAACCTTCGTAATCTTCTATTAAGTATTTATCTTTTTTCTTGTATGTTATTGGCCTAAATAAAACAGTCATTGCTTTGTGCATGTTTTCCCACTCGCTTAAATAATTATCTAAATCAATATATTCTCCAAAGCTCATTTCATCTAATTTTGGTATAAAGCCAAATTCATTTTCATTTAGTTTAAAGGTTGTTATTAGCTTGTGTTTAGCTTCAAACATTTTACCTAAATCTGTTGTTATTTCTGTAACATCAGTTGCTTTAATCATTAGCACTTGCTTAAGGGTTATGTTGCAAAATATTTCAATCATTTTTTGCTGTAAGAAAGTTTCATCTTCTTTTCCTTCAGCAACCTTTAACCAGTTTTGATATTGGCCTAAAGTAATTTCGCTTAATGATTCGGGTATGTTTAGAGTAAGCTTCATATTATATAAGTCGTTAAAATGTTTAAATTGATATACACGTTTTTAATATAAATGATAAGTTCCCCTGTTTGGGTTTTCTAAAACCATCATCATGACATATCTAGCAGCATCAATAGCGTGGTCTCCTGTCATTGGATTTGGTTTCTGTAAAGTATTGCCTTGCTTATCTTTTAACCATATGTAACCTTCTAATTCTTTTTTTAAGTTCTTGCTTCTTTGTGTTACAAATACTTTGTTTTGGTTAATTAGATTAATACCATACACAATAGAGTCACGTCCTTTGGTAACTGGGAAAACATCAATACCACTTAATCTTATTTCTGCAATTGATTTGGGTTCTGCTGAATCAGCATAGATATAACAGTTGATTTCATTGTTTTTTATAAAGTTAGATATGTCCCTGTTTAACATTCCTGTTCTATAAAGCACTTCGTCAAATATGTAACTATCATTGTATTTATACAGATTAACTATTGAAGTACTGTCTACTGAATAACCAAAATCAAGCCCTGCCCCAACTAGCTTTGCTTCATTAGGTATTATTTGTATCTCTTTCCAGTCAGGAATACAAGCACCTTCTAAACTTCCTACTTCACCATCTAAATAAACTCTGCACCAGTTCTTCCAGTAACTAGAAGTTTTCGCTTTTACTCTTGCTTTTTCTAATTCGTTAACTATTGATTCTGGTAGTGATTCATTGTCCTTGTAAGTAAGTGTAATAAAATCTGTATCTGATTGGCCTATTAATTCTTTATCTACCCAAAATAAGGAAGTTGGATTGTAGTCAAGCCAAATGTTTTCAGATGTTCTTATGCTTAATTCTTGATAGCTGTTAAACGGCACGTTGTTACATTCATTAATATAAAGATCAGTTCTTCTTGCACCCCTTAATTTATCAGGCTGGTCAGTAGAAAAAAACTCTATATAAGAGCCTGTCCAAAATTCATATTTTAAAGTGCTTCTATTGAATTCTTTCTCTCTGTATCTATTAAGGCCTTTCATAATACCTAAGAAGTCTTTTAAAGCACCCCTTCTTAAGTGTGGTATTGATTCACTAACAATACTTATTTCTTTGTTCTCGTATCTTAAAGCGTAGTCAATTAAAATACAAA